GTTGGACGACACCGCTGGAACTTCACGCAACCTCAGCAACGTGCTGACCAGCGTGGACTTCCCCGAAACCATTGACGTAGCGGAAACGACTGCGTTCGGTGCGACCAGCAAGTCGTACATCGTTGGCCTGAAGGACGCGACCATCTCGGTCAGCGGAATCTGGGACGCAACGGTGGACGGTTACGTCGCTGGCGGTGCTGAGCCTGCTTCCCGTTCGTTCATCTATGGACCTGCGGGTTCGACCGGTGGAAACGTCAAGTACACTGGTGAAGCCATCGTCACGAACTACAGCGTCAGCAACCCTGTTGGCGATGTTGTTACGTTCTCCCTTGACCTTCAGGTCACTGGCGACGTAACTCGCACCACATACTGATTCGCATAACCAACCAACATAAGGAGTGTGACCATCGTGTCCATGCGAGACAAGATCAGATCAGCACGCGACATTCAGTCGGAAATCGTGGACGTACCAGAATGGGGCGTTGCTGTCGAAGTTCGTTCTATGAGCGTTCGACAGCGCGCCGCGTTCGTATCGGCTTCACAAGACCAGTCTGAAGAAGGCGTTCAGCGAGTGGAGAAGGTGTACGGCGGGATTCTCGTTTCGTGCGTCTTCGACCCTGAGAACGGCGAAACAGTCTTCGATGAAGACGACCTGTCGTGGCTGATGACAGAGAAGTCAGGGGCTGTTATTGACAACCTTGTGGGTCGTTGCTTGGAAGTGTCGGGCCTGAAAGAAAAGGCTATTGACGAAGCGGGGAAATCCTACTTGGGTTCGCAGACAGAGATGGGCGAACCCACCCAGAGCGACGCGCCTACTTCTTCCTAGCACGGGAGTTGGGCATGACCGTTGGACAACTGATGGACAACATGAGCAGTTCAGAGTTCGTCGAATGGATTGCCCTCTACAAGATTGAAGCCAGCGAACGTCAGCAGGCACAACAGCGTGCTAAGTCACGCAAGGGCCGATAGTCATGGCTGACGGGAATGTCGGGCGCGTCAATGTAGAACTGGGTCTTGATGACAAGAACCTGAAGCGCGGTATCAAGCAGGCTGTCCAGTCCCTAGAGAAGATCGGTGATTCAGCCGAAGCGGTAGGTCGCGACGCTGAACAGTCTTTCAATAGGGCTGGGCAAGCCACCCAGCAGTTCGGTTCTAAGGGCGTTCGTGTTGCCTCTGACCTGTCCAACAGTTACATGGGCCTACAGGCCAGGGTCAAGGGTGTAGAGACTGCCACAGAACGCTACAAGCGTGAAATGGAGTCGCTGAACCAGGCGACGAATAAGGCGCAACGCAACCTGTCTGAGATGGGTCGTAGCCTTCAGAGCGTTGGCACGAAGATGTCAATGTCGGTGACGTTGCCCCTGGTGGCTACATCAGCCGCGGCGATCAAGGTCGCGAATGACTTTGAGTTCAGCATGGCTTCCATTGTCGGCTTGGTCGGTGTTGCCAGCGACGAAGTTCAGGCGATGGAAGAAGACGTTCGTCGCATGGGCAAGACTTACGGTGTATCTGCGACACAAGCCGCGGACGCGTTGTTCTACATCACATCGGCTGGTCTTCGTGGTGCTGACGCAACCAGCGTTCTTGAACAAGCGTCCAAGGCTTCAGCGATTGGATTGGGCGAAACTGCTGTTATCGCTGACCTCGCTACGTCAGCCCTGAACGCATACGGTTCAGGCACGCTGTCAGCGTCTGAAGCGACAGACGTGATGGTCGCCACGGTTCGTGAAGGCAAACTTCAAGCGAACGAACTTGCTGGGTCTATGGGTCGTGTGTTGCCTCTTGCTTCTGCGATGGGTGTCGGTTTCAATGAAGTCGGCGCGGCGTTCGCGGCTCTGTCTCGTACTGGTACGGACGCAAGCGAAGCCGCGACACAGATTCGTGGAATCTTGTCGTCACTGCTAAGCCCGACGAAGCAGGCTGAAGACGCGCTGACGGGTTTGGGTCTTTCGTCTGCCACTCTGCGTCAGGTTATGCGTGAGGACGGTCTACTCGCGGCCCTTGGACTCCTCGCTGAAACTTTCAAGGGGAACGAAGAAGCCGCGGCCCAGGTGTTCGGCAACATTCGTGCGTTGTCGGGTGTTCTTGACTTGATGGGCGCGAACGTCGAAACCACCACAGCGATCTTCGGCAGTTTGGAAAATGTGGTCGGTGATACAGACAAGGCGTTCGCGATCATGTCAGAGACTGGTTCATTCAAGGTGAAGCAGGCTATGGCACAGATGAAAGACGCGTTTCTTGCGTTGGGGCAAACACTTGCGCCGATTGTTCTGCCAGTTCTGGGTGCTGTGACGAAGGCGATTAGTGGTGTGGCGAATGTGTTCAACGCCTTGCCTGGTCCTATCAAGACAACAGTGGTTGTTATTGGTGGGTTGGTCGCGGCGACTGGACCACTTCTCATCGCTCTTGGCGCAGTGTTGAAGGCATGGACCGCGCTGAAGGTTGCGCTGGCTTCACAGGCGTTCGCTAATCTCGCGGCTCAGGCCGCGACTGCTGGGCCGATTATCGCTGGTGTCGCTATTGCCATTACGACTGTGGCTGTCGCCTGGTCTGCGTTCAGGGGCAACGCAAAAGCCGCGCAAGAACGACAGCAAGCCCTGACTGCTGTCTTGAAGGAAGCAGGCGATGAAGCCGCGACCTTGACAGATCGTGTCGGCGCACTCATTGACGAGTACAACAGGTTGAATCCAGAGCAGGCTGAGAACCCGCTAGGTGCTTCAAGCGCGGCTGACGCGTTCACACTGGCACAACTGTCTGCGAAGGGTTACAACGATGAGATAGCAAGCCTGGGTGTCAGTATCGCAGACGTAACAGCAACTGTTCAGGGTGGCACCGACTGGTTCGGCAAGTTGGAACGCCAGATCCTTCACGGTACAGGTTCCAATACACGCGCCGAAGTCGGCATGGAAGACATGCTCGTCGTTCTCAACGAGGTCGGAACGACAGGCAACTATGTGGTGGACAGCCTGATCGCACTGTACAAGGCAAACGGAATCACAGGCGAGTCGTTCTACAACATCATAGGGGTTCTAGACGAAGTGGCAGACGCATGGGACGACCACAGAGAGGGACTGGAAGACAATGCTAAGGAACTTCTAGAAGACGAAATACGACTGAAGTCCATCACCGACATTCTTGGGACAGATCACTACAACGCACTGTTCGCTGACGCAATGGCGACCGCAGAAGCAACGGGCGTAAAACACAAGTATGCCTATGTCCTGGACATCGTGAAGGACGAAATCAACAATGTTCTGAACCCAATGCGCGCAATGGAAACGGAACTACTGGACACAGCACGGAAGGCGCAAACTGCGTCGGACGGAATGATTCAACTTCAAGGGGCGATGGACGCGGCGCGTCTTTCCACTGAGGACGGGAAGGCAACTGTCGCTGGTCTTGCTAACGAACTTGGGATTCTGGCGCAGTTGTATGAGAACGAAGTCCAGTTGGCGTTGCTTGACGCTCAGGACGCTAGTGACCGCGTGTTTGATTCATTCGATGGAATGGCAGAAGGGTCGAACAGTGTTGAACGTGCTGTGCGTGAACAGTTCGGTTCAATGCTTGAACTGACTACACAGATTGCCAACTTGGGTGGTGGCGTAGAAGATGTAGTTCCGACACTCATCAAGATGTATCGGGACTTGCTGGCAGGCGCAGACGCGGCTGACATTTCACGGGACCGAATCATGGCCCTGATTGAACAGGTTGGACTGTTGGACGGAATGTCACCAGAAATCCGTCTGTATCTGACGATGGACACCGCAGAAGTTCAGGCGCAGATCAACACAGTTATGCGTATGTTCGCTGGCGTTACACCTGGCGGTGATCTTGAACGACGACTGCTGGAACGCTTGGAGTTCTTGAACGAAATCCTGGCGATTCTGAATACGACACCGACTGGTTCTGGTGGCGGTGGCGGTGGCGGTGGTGGTGGCGGTGGGTCGAAGAAGGAAGAAGACCCGTTCGCTTGGGTTGAAGGCTGGGTGGACGACCTCGCCAAGTTCACTGAAGCATTGCTAAGCAAGGATTTCGCTGACCGTCTGGTGAGTTCGACCGCACCTGAAATCGCTGACGCTCTGGCTGAAGTTCTGGACGAAGCAATGAAGTTGGCGGTGAACATTCTGCCTGGTGGCGAAGGTTTGGAAGCGTTGGTGAACGCAACGTCTAAAGCCCTTCAGGAACTGGCGAACAAGTTGGAAGACACTGGTGACGCGGTTGAACCTATCGCTGGGTTGCGTAGCCAGTTCCGTGACGCTGTGGCTGAAGTCAGGCGCATGGAAGACGCAGTGAAAGACCTGGAAGACAGGTTCAGGGATTTCAACCGTGTTGAGATTGAAGGCAGGCTGACAGCCTCTGAACTGCTTGATCAGGGACTGGACAAGTACGACCAGTTGAAGAACCAGGTCGAAAGTTTGCGTATGGCGTATGCGGATTTCACTGCTGTGGAGAATCCGCTAGACGCACAGTTGTCTGTGTATCAGCAAGCGTCTGACGCGGTAGCGAATCTGCGTACAGAGATTGAAGACCTTGACAGGTTCCTGAGTGGTCCTAGCGGGCTGGAACTGGAACGGTCACGTCTTGAAGGCATGGCTTCAGCGTTAGAGAATCTGCGTTCCGCACAGATTGACTACGCAGAATCCACCCAGCGTTCCTTGTCTGCTGTCCCGTTCGGGAAGCGTGGCGGTGCGCTGTTCCAGGCGAAGCGTTATCTGAGCAAGGTTGAAGCGTTCCGTGACATTCTCAGTGGTCTTCGTGAACGCGAGTTCCCTGTCGAAATCATTCGGGAAGTGTTGTCTGCTGGCATTGACGGTGGCACAGCACTCGGCAAGAAACTGCTGTCGCTCAGTGACGCTGACCTGTCTGAACTGAAGCGTGTCCAAGAAACCATCGGGCAGGTAACAGGGCAGATCGGAACGATT